AATTAGCAATAGTCTGGTTGAGCATGCGTTCATGGCGTCTATGTCTCGTCCAAAGTATTTGATTGATATGTTGCGGCGTGGCATTCCGGCGTTCAGTAATATGTGGATTGAGTGGGATGAGGATTTCCGGCAGGACATTGTTGCTCGTGAGATGGCAAAAGCTGGTGTTGATTTTGACAGCACGAAAACCAATACAGCAGATCGCATGGGCTATCATATCATGACTGTTAATGATCAACCTTTGTATATGCCATATTATGACGCATCAAAATTTGGTCATGATGGAGTACATGGTGATCCCATGGGATTTCATTTGTTTAATTCTGGGACAGAGGATGCAGTAGATCATGTTAAGAATTATTCAGATCCAGAAAAACTTGCTGCAAATTTTCCTACAGTACAAGGTAAAGATCCAGATGTAGTTCGAGAAACAATAACTCGTGACTTAGACGTTACTAATACGATGCTTCTTGGTGGTTGGTATCATGACAAGCACAAAGACGATCCTAACTATGAATTTTTAAACAGGGCATTTGTGCAAATACAAGCGGCGTCTATGCACTGGAATTTGACACAACAAACTTTCAGTGAAGGCTGGACCGCTAAAGAGATGATGGAGATAAGAGCCACATCACTGCAATCACAAGCTGGTGATGGTCGTTTTCTTATCGCGTTGCTTGGTCTGCTTAACTACGATCTTATCGTTCATGAGCGTGTCGAGCCGCCTATCAAGGTCGATCATGTCAGGTTTGGTCGTAAGGTTCCGAAGAACGAATACAAGGTGGTTACAATCCAGCTGCCAAAGCCTCGTGGTAAACGTGTCTATGAGCAGATGTTTACAGGCCATGGAACGCCGAAGAAGGAGCATTGGCGGCGTGGACACTGGCGCACTGTCAGAGACAAGTCAGGGCGTGTTAAAAAGCGTGTATGGATTGGTGAGATGAAGGTAGGCAACCCAGAGTTGGGAACCATCGTTCATGACTACAAGTTGGAGGGCAAGTGATGAGCGGTTTTGAAGCTTTGCAAAAAGTTAAGGATGAAATGTTAAAGCCTGAGTATGAGAAACGAAGGCATCTAGGCTGTGAGTTTTGTGGTCATACGTTTTATGGACGCTATCAAAAAACAGGATATAACGCTGTGCCTAATGGCATTACAACACCGTCCACAAGAGAGGGATGGATTAAGGTCCATAAGCACAGCGATATTTTCTTTCCTGAATGCCCAAGGTGTATGGTTGATTTTGGCGTTGGTGAAGCAAAAGAAGCATTAGCCTTGTATGAATATGAACAGGAGAGAAAGCGGAAAAACAAAGCCGCAGCCGAAAAGCGCAAGGCAACGATAGAACGCAAACGAAAAGAATATTGGGATCGGGTGAGACATGTCAGGGAAAACCCTAATGACGCTACTATGGAAGAGTTGAAAAGCTATAGGTTTATTGAGGCGTTAGTTGGCAGACCATACTATGGAAATAGAGACAAAGAGACATTCTGGGATCAGGATGGTGGTAAAAATGGAAAATATTTGGTGAAGTTTCATCTCCAATATAAAGGCCATAGCAGGTCAGGCAAAACACACTATTATAATGAGTGGTTTGATATGATGAATGTTGATACTGGCAAAACTTGGCAAGTTGGCAAAGTAGGTAATAGAAAAAACATATTTGATGAGGAGATCAGTTAAACCAGTAAAATTGTTCGTACAAGGGGCGTAGCATACCTTTCAAATGGGCGGGGAGCATTAGGTTTGTCCTCGTCCTGTCCTCCCGATGGAAAACACAAGGCCGTGGATCCCTAAATTAAAGCCACCCTATTAGATTGGACATGGGCGTTAATCATGGGCAAAGACAGGCTACGCATAATAAAAACACTGTCTAATTCACGGAACACCTAAATTATACCAGTTCTTGATTTGTTCTGGTTTTGGTTTGGAGGTTATAAAAACCCAAAGTTGCTACCCCAAAGTTTATAAAGTTGTTTGTTATCAGTGGGTTAAGAGGTTTGGGTTTGGGTTTGCAATGATAGCAAATACAAAGTAAAATAGGGGTCGTAAGTTATTGAAAAGGTTTAAACTTTGTGGTTTGGGTTTTTTACCCTATTACATAGGGGTATAGGTATATAAACCTATACCCTGTAGCATGGTAGTCAGCAGCGCAAAATGGAGGGACATATGAACCAGAGTAATTGTTCTTATTGTGGACAGCGTAAGGGTCATTTATTTTTAGGCAACAAGAAGTGGTGCGATGTGTGTTGGGACAAAGCGCACACGGTTTTCAACACTAGCTATGAAGAGTTGACTAAGCGCAGAAATCTTATCAAGGGAATGAGAGATGCAGGTTGGCAGATTACCAAGAACGGCAACATGTATTACCCAGATGATGAACACAGTAACGTGTTTCATATAAGCTACTAGGAGGGCAGTATGCCAAAGGTCGGCGAAGATCTACCAAAGGAACAGCGTGAAGCTGGTCTGAAGCGCCTGAAGCCACAACAACAACAGTTTCTGGATTACTATCTGCACAAGGATATGACGCAGACAGAGGCAGCGAGACAAGCGGGGTATAAAAACCCTACGGTGCAAGCTGTCAGGTTATTGCGTAATCCAGTCGTTGCAGAGCGTCTGCAAGAGATGAGATTGGAGACACAGGCTAGGTTCGGGGTGACGATTGATAAATCTATTCGGGATCTGAAAAAGATTCGGGATCAAGCGTGGGAGATGGGTAAGTTTAGCGAAGCATTACGGGCTGAAGAGTTGCGTTTGAAGGCAGCGGGACTACTCGTTAACAAGCAACACGTTATCAAAGAGGATGTCACAGCTTCTACTAAAGAAGAAATTACGAACAAATTAGAGGAGTTCCGCAGGTTAGCGCAGTCTCGCATGAAGAATATAACGCCAGATATGGGTATAATAGATCATGACCCACAAGATATAGCACAAGATAGCGGATAACCCATAAAATTCCATAAACACTCCGCGCGAGGGGGTCGAACAGTTTTGACCGGGGTTTCGGGGAGCTGCATAAGTAGAATTGTTCGGGTTCGGGCTTCGGGGCCATCGGGTTCGGGGTTCGGGCTTGACTCGGCCTTCGGGATCGGGCCATGATCGGGCTTCCTCCCTAGAGAACCTGCCCCGGTGGTCGTCGCTGCCGGGGATTTTTTTGTTCGGGATCTTCGGGGCCGGGAAGACACAGTACAATTGTTCTGGTTTTGGGAGCTGCATACCCGTTAGAGTGTAGCTCCCTTGTGAGCTTCGATTCACCAGTACAATTGTTCGTCTTACGGATAGATAGCAGCGGTAATCTCTGCGTTGGGAAAACAAGAAGAGGCAGTCGAGGACAATCTGTATGATAAAAAAATATTATTTTCTTGTTGACATGCTTTGCAATGATTGCTATATATAATAGGTAAGTTAAACAAAGGAGGTAAGAATGCCAAAGGTAGAAAGATACAATTTTAAGTCGTTTGAACAAGCGTTGGAATTTGCTAACGAGCGTGGATCAAGAGAGATTACAGAGGAGAGAATGATTAATTCTTCGCAAAGACCAGACGACACAATTATTTATGTTGTGCATGTTGGTCGTAATGACTAAGGGAGATCTAGTAACGGGACTCGGTTTCGTCCTCGTGCTGTTGATGTCGGGGGTAGAGCCAATGCCCCACAACTTTCAAGCTTTCTGGATTCACATCGGGCTGCTGATGATCGGAGTCGGGATGATGGTTACGGGAGTTTGGATGAGATGGAAGCGAATCTAACCAGAACAATTTCAAAGTACCCGGCGGGAGCCGGGTATTTTTTTGTCCGCAGCTCAGAACCAGTACAATTGTTCTTATTGTCTTCGCGCGCCGTAGTCCGCAGCACGGCTGCAAAAAAAAACTTTTTTTTGTGCTTTTTCTTGTTGACATTGATTGCAATGATTGCTATTTATATATCTATCGAAACCAGAAAAGGGTAAAAAACAATGTACAAGTATCAAGAGATCAAAGAGCATTTTGTTGAGTGGATGGAAGAGCAGGACGCTGAGTGGCTACAAGCCAACAAGGACGACTGGCATCATCACGCTTTCAACATGGACTACTACATTATTGGAACACACAAAGCCAAGGAATGGATGGGCGATAAAGTTTTCGACATCATTGATGCCATCAAGACTTACGAGCAAGACAACTTTGGTGAAGTGACAACAGACTTATCTGATCCAGAAAAACTAGTGAATATGTATGCTTACATCGTTGGTGAAGAAGTCGTGAATGAATGGAGGTAAAGATGAAGCGGCTATATTTTGCTTATGGGTCGAATTTGAATATGGCCCAGATGGCGATACGCAGCCCTAACGCCAAGCCGTTGGGGTCTGCTTATTTTCCGGGCTGGCGTTTAGTCTTTCGCGGGGTTGCCGATATTGAGATAGGGGAACCTGAAGACTTGTTACCTGTCGGTATATGGGAGATTGGGCCAGAGGACGAGGCCGCTCTTGATAGATACGAGGGTGTAAGTTCGGGGCTGTATCGTCAGGTGATGATCAACGGGATGATGACCTACCGCATGAACAGCGGCGGGTATCGGGATCCCAGTCCGCTATACTTCAAGACAATACTTGACGGGTATCGGGACTTCGGGCTTGACGAATCGGAACTATACAACGCTCGGGATTACACAACATACATCGGGGAGGATCGGGATACAGCATGGATATAGTGAATTGTTCGGGTTAATCGGGTCGGAGCTTCGGGTTCCGGCCCTTTTTTTGTGTCGGGTTTTCGGGGTCGGGGTTCGGGTTCGGGGTTTACCCGTATAATTATTCGTGTTTGTATTTGTACCATGTGATACTTTTTGGCGGATTGATAAAAGGTAAGCATTGTTTACCAAATGCAACGCAGCGCAATTTTTATTTTTTCCGGTTTAATATTTCCATCCTATAAAACGTCTACATTGTGAGCTGAAAAAAAACAGTACAATTGTGCTTTATATGGCTTGCAATCTGCAATGATTGCGTGTTAGGTTTAGGGACTGGCGCAATGGTGCGTCTATCAAACTGAAAAAAAGGTAGTAAAAACAATGTCTTACTTAACAAACACAAGCTTCTTGACTGGCGGTATTGAGATTGAGGGTCACAACGAAATAGGAAATTATCGCTCAATCAATACTTGGCAACAGGAATTGAACAACGCAGGTTTTGATTTTGTACATGTAAAATCGGATGCATCACCGAATGTTGATTTTGAATTGGTATTCCCACCAATGCCATTGCATATGGCTGGTGGCGCGAAAGATGACATTGCGGCGGTTTTGCAATTTGTCGAAAGCAATGGCGGCAAGGTATCAAAACGCGGTTGCGGTTTACATGTACATGTAGGCAATCGCGCTGTTAAAGATATTTCACCGCGTGATTTTTGGTTGCAGTCAAAACAGTTAATGCGTGACCGCAATCT